GAGAGAGTTTGGTGAACTATTTGGAAACAAGAATGTCTCGCTTCTTAATAGCGGAACTTCTGCGCTAACATTAGCATACAAGCTTGCAAATCTTGATCGTGATACAGAAATCATTACTACACCTATGACGTGCATGGCAACAAATGAACCTGCGCATCTAACAGGCGCAAAGCTTGTTTTTGCTGATGTTGATCCTACAACGGGCAATATTGATCCCGAGTCTGTTAAGAAGCGTCTCACTAAGAAGACAAGGGCAGTCGTCGGTGTACACTGGGCGGGCCAGCCATTTGATATAAAGACAATAACAGATATTGTTAAAGATTACAATCCCTCAATTAGCGTGATCGAAGATGCGGCACATGCACTCGGTGCTTCTTATATGGGTAAGCCTATCGGAATGCACAGCGACTTTGTGTGTTTCTCATTTCAGGCAATCAAACACCTCACGACTGTTGACGGAGGTGCAATCTGCTCACTTAGGCCAGAAGATGATGCTAGAATCAAGCGACTCAGGTGGTTTGGCCTTGATAGAAAATATCCGGGATCGCGATGGGAACAAGACATTACTGAAGCAGGCTACAAGTTTCACATGAATAATGTCAATGCGATGATTGGTCTTGAGCAGATGAAGTATGTGAATGATATTGTAGCAGCACACAAGAAGAATGGCATGTTCTTTGATAAACACATCAAGAATAATAAGCTCACAAAACTCAGAAGAGACCCCAATGCAGAATCTGCTTATTGGATCTACACGATTCTTGCAGATGATCGTGATGATTTTAAGATATATCTCCATGAGCATGGGATTGCATCAGATGTCGTCCATGTCAGGAATGATCGATATACTGTGTTTGATCAATACAGGCAAGATGATCTTGTGGGAACAGAAGAATTTTGCAGCAAAATGATTAATATTCCAGTTGGTTTCTGGCTTACTAATGATGATCTAGCAAAGATCGTGAGTGTAGTCAATGCTTATTGAATGCTATATTGATCAATTTTAGAATTATGGTGAATTATGACAATGACATTATTAGAGATGAAAGAAGTTGATCTTTCATTTGTGAATGAGACCAGAAATGATAGTTCGACTAGGCGTTATCTACGCAATAACAAGCTGATTTCACTAGATGAGACCTATACGTGGTTTCGAACAAGCTCACCCAAATGGTTCATCATTAATGTTGATGATCAAAAAGTTGGGTATCTTAGGACGAGTCACGATACCGGTGAAACAATCTGTTGCGGATGCGATATACATCCTGCACATCGTGGCAAGGGACACTCAAAGAATGCTTACAATCTTCTAATGGAAGATCTCTATTCCCGAGGTTATATTTTAATCTGGCTTGAGGTCTTTAGGGATAATGTGATTGCTTACAATCTGTACAAGAAATTAGGTTTCATCGAGGCAGGTCCTACTAAGAGGAACATTGATAAAAGGCCGTGTGTCACTATGGTTCATAAGGTGATTTAATGTATGATATATAAATAGGAATTCCATGCGGTCCTAATAGTGAACATTATGCTAACTTCTTGATCAAATCCATCGAGAGAACAATATCAAGAAAGTTGACATACCAGTACGTCATTGGGATCAACAAGGCTGGAGTCGACCGGCACATCATACAAAAAAATCTAGATAACATCAATGTCGTCTATCACGAGAGGCTATCATCACATGATGGCAGTAGCGGGCATGGTAATTGTTTAAATCTGATCTTTGAAAACATGACATCAAGATTTGGTGTCCTCGTAGACTCAGATGTTGCTTTTCTTTGCAAGAACTGGGATGTATGTCTGATCGATCAGCTTGATTCATCCACTGTCATGATAGGCAGTGAATACCACCCAACAGACGGTAAGATGATTAACAGGCCAAATGTCATCATGTGTGCATTTGACACAAATGTACTCAAATCTCTAGCAGTTGATTTTATGCCAAGCCTTGCCAGGCTTGTTGCCGATGAGCATCTTGCAAAGGTTTTTGGCTGCAAAATATCACAGACATTCTTTCTGGACACAGGTTGTGATATGATTAAGCAACTAATTGATGCAGGATACACAACTAAGACACTCAAGATCGTCTCACCTCGTTATAAAGATACAACTGATAGGCTTAGGCTATTAAAGCACAATGAGAAAGGTGAAGAATATCACATAGGTGACATCGTTGTGTGTACACATATAGGCCGATCACTTTCAAGAAATTTTGAGTCTGATCCCGTAATCAATTCGTGGAAGTCAAGTGTAAGCGTGTGGTTAGATGGGAAAATCTAATGAGCTGGTATTCCCATGGTATATCAAGAATCTACCGGAGAATGCAAAACGCATAGCAATCTTAGGCAGCACTGCAGCCTCATTTGTGCATCAGAAATATCCAAATGCAGAAATAAATCTGTATGATATTCAGCTAGGCAATTGGGACATTAATGCCGATGTATGGAATATTGAAGAGTGCTCTTTCGATCTTGTTGTCATTACAAGATGCGCATATTTTTCAAAAGATCCTGCGCGCCTTATTGAGAAATCATTAAGTCTGTTAAGAAAGATGGGTATTTTATTTGTAGACTGGGGAATGGGCGATCATTGGAGATTTAAGAATTACAAGGTAGGCTGGATTAAGGATGGTGAACATGAATTTGCCTATCATGAAGATAATTTTTTATGGTCTACTGTGTGGTCTCATGACTTGTTGTCACATACACAAGTTCAAATTTTTGCTGAGAGAATTAAAAAATACGGCTATTCGTGTATTGAATCAGCAATCAATACTGAATTTCCCAGGGTTTTTAATATTGACAACAAAGATATGCTAATAAAAGTTGATGCATTAGCATTGTGGGAAGAGAATCCACAGCTTTATATTCTTACAATATTTCAGCAGAAAGCAGGCAAAGATTAATGAAAAACAAGCTTGGAATCGTAGCAGGAGATCTTTTTTGGAGTAGCATTCCATATGATTCTCTTAATGTTCAATTAGCTTTCAATAAAGTAACCAATACTGACATCATCATGTTTAAGGATGATATCAGGCTAAACAAGAAATTTACAGGAAAAGAAAAGTTCTCATTTGATAAAAGCTTATTTGTGAATAATAATCGCTTAGTAGTCATCAAAGACTGGAGTGAGCTGATCAAACTGTCAAATGACTATGATTTTTTAATTTCAAGTGCCAAGATTGCACCCAAAACAAGATACCCACATAGCATGTTTAAACAGCTTAAATGTCCAATCGGTGCATGGGATGTTGGAGGTGCTGATATTTTAACTTATACCGAACACTACAACTTTGTTTTATTGAAAGGTCATATATGGAAAACGTGGATGCAGAAAATTCATCCAAATTGTTTCTCATATGTAGCAGGAACACCGCATTATGACTATTATTACAAAGATTTTTCCGGGTTTGGCAAGATAGATGATGCTGATGTTTTTAACAAAAAGTACAAAATAGACGCAAATAAAAAGAAGATCTTAATTGCACCGTCTAACCCACAGTCACACTCAGCACAATTTAAGGAAAATCTTTCAAATTTAGAGAAGCTATCAAAAATCTCACAACTCTTAGGATATGAGCTACTCGTTAAGACATATCCGCATGATTATGTCTTTAGTGAAAATGACAATCACTACTCAGGAATATACAGAAGATCTAGTCTTCTATCACCAAATAAACCACAATATGAATATCTTTCTAACACATTTCCAAATCTTAGGGTACTAGAAAGTCAAGATCATTTCACTGCAATGAAGAATGTAGATTACGTCTTCAACATGTCAGGAAGTCATATAGCATGGGAAACATTCTTGACTAATGCAATAAGCTTTTCCATGAATTATGAGAAACAGCCGTATTTTAATCGCCCTAAGTATTTACCAGATTATGTTAAATTTCCAGATGACATCATCAATGTAGAAATTGACGATATTGAAAAAATTAAATCAATAACAGCACAAGACGTTGATAAGAAAAGTCTTAATATGTTGATATTGCAAGACAAATTTGAAAATCAAGTAAAGCACATAGTAGAATACATTTACAACCTCAGGAAATAATAAATGGGAAATCAAAGTTTGCTAGGTGTTTCATTTGACATAAAAACAAGAAAGTCAATTGCTGACGAAGTAAGTAGATTATTTCAAAAAAATGACGAAGATTATAAGATCCTTGTTGTAGGATCTCCAAATGCATGGGAAATTAGAGATATTGATCCAGCTATTGCATCTAGGACTAAGATCGTGTGTGTAGATCTGGATAATATGACAAATTTTATCGAGACTGCGAGAAACTTTTTAGATAGTGAATACTACGCTGGAAACTTCTTCAATTTTAATCATAACTACAAGTTTGATTTGATTATCAACAGGTGGCATTTTCATCATCTAACCACACAGCAGAAAAAAGACTTTTACAGAAAGAGTCAAACGCATTTAAAGACAAATGGACATGTTATTACAGTTGATTATTTCTTCAATAGATTCGATAATTTTGAAGAAAAGATTAAAGCAGGATTAGAGCATATCAGGTATAGAAAAGTCAACGCCGATCCTCCATTTGATGATCCAGCAGATGAAGAATTAATAACACAGATTCAAAATTGTGATATTGATGATCATCGAGGAGGAAAAATGGACTCTGTAGAAAATGTCTTAAAATACGCAGAAGAATCTCATTTTATCAATGAATGTAAATTAACGTATGACTCATTATCCTATGACAGGCCTGATCTATGGGGCCAGTATATGATCACTTCGAGGAAAAATGATTAAATTGATTTCTGAGATTGGCATCAATTTCAATGGTGATTTTCGTCTCATAGAAGAAATGATAAGACAATCATCTGTAGGCAAAGCAGATCTTGTAAAATTTCAACTCTATTCTTCACAAAGAGTATTTGGCGATGATTCGCGAAAAAAGAATGAGTTTACATACGATCAAGTCAAAATGATTAAGCAAATTTGTGATGCTTATAGAATAGATTTTTTTGCTTCTGTTTTTGATGAAGAACGCTTAGATTGGTGCCTAGATTTAGGTGTTGATTATTTTAAGATAGCAAGTCGAACTATTGCTCGTGAATCTGGCTTAGCTGCAAAGATAGCACATGCAGGTAAAAAGACATACATTTCATTAGGTCAATGGCGAGAAAAAGCGTTGCCACTTTTTGACCTAGAGAATGTTTCATATTTTAATTGCATCTCAAAATACCCAGTAAGCCTTTTTGATATAAAAGAAAGTATAGGATGGAAATATACTAATAGAGTTGTGGGCTTAAGTGATCACAGCTATGGTATCGCAAATTGTCTACATCATATTTCACTTGGTGCGAATATTATAGAAAAACATTTCACTCTTTGCAAGTCTTCATTGGGAAACGACCATGTCGGATCTATGACTCTTGATGAACTTAAAGTTCTTAGAGAACTTGGAGACCAACTTGCTATCATAAGAGATTTAACAATATTGACTGCTAAATAAGCATAGTAGAAATAACATGAAGCGCCCGCAAGAGTATATAACTGGAATTGAATACTGGTCTAATCCTGATTTACAACAGAACGGCAAGAAAGACTATCTAAATGATGTTATTCGTCGCCGATATTATGAAGAAATTATTAAAAGTCTTTATGAAATCTTTGACAAAGAAGATACATTTACACTTCATGAGCTTGGATGCGGCTGGGGCACAAATCTAGGTGCAATCAATGCTGCTTTTCCTAATGCAAAAATTTCTGCTAATGATATCTGGAAAGATGCGATAGATTATGTGCAGACAAACAGACCTTATGTCGATATCATAGAGATGGATACGTTTGATTTTATCAAAATGAAAATTACATCAAATGTTGTTTATGACGTAATAATCACAAATGCGCATCTTATTCACTTCAAAGATGAAAGTTTGGAAGAGATCAAGAATTTGCATAAAATATGCAAATATGCCGTTATTCAAGAGAATATAAGCGGCTTAGAAAAAGTCGTGCTTTCTATGGAAAGCAAAGTACGACACATGGATAACATGCCCGACTCAGATTATCAATATCTTTTCAAGAGAGAAAGTATATGAATGTCTTAGGCGTAACGCTCGCGCGTGGTGGTTCAAAAGGAATACCACGCAAGAATATTAAAGATGTATTTGACAAACCTTTAATTGCACATACGATAGATGCAGCCTTGAAAAGCAATATCTTCAAATCATATATTGTAAGTACTGATTCGCAAGAAATTGCAGATATCGCAGCCAGATTTGGAGCGAAAATACCGTTTCTTAGGCCTGCTGAATTGTCAGGTGACACTGTATGGTCGCGAGACGCTTTACGTCATGCCGTGCTTGAGTGTGAGAGGATCTATGAAACAAGATATGATTTTGTTATAGAGCTTCCTTGTGTTTCACCTCTGCGTAATGAGCGTCATATTAAAGAAGCTTATGATAAATTACTAAATACAGGTGCAGACTCAGTCATCTCAGTTTGCAAAATGCAAGATAAGCACCCCGTTAGAATGAAGAGAATTATCGATGATACAATACATGATTTCTGCAAAGAATTTCCTGAGGGTGAAGGTTCTAGAAGACAAGACCTAGAACCCTGCTATATCAGGAATGGTGCAATCTATGCTATGACTAGAGATTGCATTGTTGAAAAATTTTCTAGAAATGGTCTTGTATCTCGCCCGTATGTCATGGATGAGCTAGAATCAGTTAATATAGACTCATACATTGATCTAAAACTAGCAGATTTGCTGTTAAGAGAAAAAAATGAAAATAAGGATTGATTGTCCTCTAAATTTTTTAAGTTCTTCTGAAATAGATGAAATTCTTTTAAACCGAGGAATGATTTTAGAACAGCATGATCCAGAATCTATTATTGTCAATCCTGGCACTGACAAGTTTTTAGGTGAAGATTATTTTTCTGAATTCAAAAATTTGAAGAATGTCGCATCGCCATCAACAGGAACAAATCATATTGATCTTTCTTTTTTGTCTAGCAAAGGAGTAAAGACTTACTGTCTGCTTGACGATAAGGCCTCATTAAAAAATATACACGCATCAGCAGAATTTACGTGGATTCATATTATGAATCTTCAGCGGAAATTTATAAATGCGACAAGGTCTGTTGATCAATGGAGATCAGATAAGAATGAATCAAACTTAAGATCATATGAGCTTTTTAATAAGTCAATTGGCATTGTTGGAATGGGTAGAATCGGTAATAAAATAGCAAAATATGCAAGTGCTTTTGGATTACGCATTTTTTACTATGATCCCTATGTAATAGCATCAGAAACATCCTCGGAAAGAGTAGATTCATTAGAATCTCTAGCAAAATGCGATATTATATCAATAAACTGTGCGCTCAATGACGAAACAAGAAATATTGTGAATTTTGGCGTTTGGGATGAACTTAAAGCAGGATCTATTGTTGTGAATACATCACGTGGCGAAGTAGTAAATGAAGATTACATTGTCCATCTTGTTGAAAGAAACCAAATAATGTTTGGTGCCGATGTTTTGCACAATGAACAAAATATCAGCAAGTTAAAAGAATCACCTTTGTATAAATTGTCAAAGATGTGCGATAGAGTTGTCTTGACGCCGCACGTCGCCGGCGCTACAAAAGAAAGTCAAACTAAGGCACTCGTTGCTGTCCTAGACTTAATAAGGTAAGAGTAATGGAAAAAATAACAATAGGCATTTGTTGTTATAAACAAAAAAAATGGCTTTATAGATGTCTTAGAAGTCTTGCATCACAACAACACATTGACTTTCATGATATTGAAGTAATTGTAGTAAACGATGAACCAGGAACAGAACCAGAAATTGATGAGATTACTAAACGATTAGATGATGTTCTTAATATAAAAGTAATCCACAATGAAAAGAACATAGGCTTACCGTCTTCACTGAATAAGATACTCAAGCAAGCAAGAGGCAGATACTTTGTAAGAGTTGATGCAGATGATTATGTTTCTAGTCATTTCATTCATTATCTTGTAACTTTCTTAGAGTTGTCTAGAAACTATCAAGCTGTTGCATGTGATTACAAAAAAGTCAATAATGCAGGTAGCATTATCGAATATCATGTTGATTCACAGAAAAACCCAATAGCATGTGGTATTATGTTTACGTACGAAGCACTTTGCGAAGTTGGCCTGTATAATGAAGAATTCAAGATGAGAGAAGGCCATGAACTCCTCAATCGATTTAGACAGACATTTTCTATCTTTAATTTACCTGTACCGCTCTATCGTTATAGAATTCACAATGAAAATAGATCACTGACTGATTCTAGTGTCGATCTATACGATAAGAAGCTCGAGAATCTAATCAAAAATAAGGATAACAATAATGAATAATATTGGTGTAATTGGCAATGGTTTCGTAGGTTCTGCAACTGTGGCAGGATTTTCATTGCATGCAAATGTGAGAGTCTATGATGAGAATCCAAAGGCATCAATCAACACATTCGAAGAGACAATCAATGAGTCTGAGTTTGTTTTTGTCTGTGTTCCTACACCAATGTCACTTGAGACCGGTAAGATTGACCTCTCAATTATTGAGAGTGTATTTGATAGAGCCTCTAAAGTTAATAAACGCGATGACAATATCTTTATTATTAAGTCAACAGTGATTCCTGGGTCCGTAGAAAAGTTAGTAAAGTCTTATCCAGGCCTTAACATCGTCTTTAGCCCAGAATTCTTGACTGAGCGAAATGCGAAGCTTGACTTTATTAATGCATCGAGGATCATCATCGGCGGTCAGGATGAGATTGTCAATAGAGTTGAGTTAATGTTTCGTGAGAGATTTCCACACACCCCTATTATTAAAACTGATGTAACTACTGCACAATTCATCAAATACATGAGCAATTGCTTCTTTGCAACAAAAGTCGCATTTATGAACGAAATGAAGCAAGCAGCTGATGTGTCTGGTGTTGATTGGCGGGTTGCTGTAAATGGTTTCCTTCTAGACGGACGCATTGGAAATTCACACATTGATGTTCCAGGGCACGATGGTATGATGGGATTTGGCGGTAAGTGTTTTCCAAAAGACATCAATGCATTTATCAATTACTTTGATGAGATTGGAATAGATGCAAAGATCATGAAAGCAGCCTGGGATAAAAATATCGAAGTCAGGTCAAAGCATGACTGGCTGGATATCAAGGGAGCAGTTACAAGAAAATCTTAGTTGTAAAATTCTATGATTATGCATAGAATAGACTATGACTTCGTTCCCTACTGGCAAACCTCACGTATCATATTCTGAAATAAAGACATGGAAAGAATGCCCATGGAAGCACAAGCTTGTTTATATCGACAAGATTGATCTTTTCAAGCCTAATCCTAATGTCTCATTTGGAACAATTGTTCACGCTGAATGTGAATCTTATCTTAAGACGAGGCAATTTGATCGAGCGCGTCTTGAGAAAACGTTGCGTGAGACATGGGACAAACATCAATTTCCTGATTGTGAAAAGTGGCTCAAGGAAGGGTTATTTCTCCTCGATGAAATACCTGCATATCTTGATGCCACATTTGAAAGCTGGACATGCGTGTCAGCAGAACATGCATTATATGAACCCATTGAAAGTCATGACATTAAATTTAAGGGCTTCATAGACGGAATGATTCGCGCAAAGAACAAGCGTGGAAAAGATTGTCTATGGGTGATAGACTGGAAGACATCTTCTGCTAGAGGATGGAGAACAGAAAAGAAGCAAGACTTTTTAGTCCAAGCGCAAATTGCGCTATACAAGTCTTTTTGCTCACAAAAATTTGAGATTGATCCAAAAGACATCAAATGTGGTTTTGTACTTCTCAAGCGAGGCTCAAAGCAAGGAAAGTCTTGTGAACTTGTTGAAATTTCTGTAGGTCCTGTGATGCTTGAACGATCAAATAAGCTTGTCTCATCGATGATAAATGGTGTTATGTCTGGCGTCGCTGTGAAAAATAGAATGTCATGCACATATTGTGATTTTAAAGCAACTGATCATTGTCCAGGATCAAATGACTTTAAGCCATTTACCAGTTGAAGGACGGCATATGATTAGGGAGCATGAATAAGAAATTCAAAGTTTTAGTTCTCTCTGATCACGCTCTATCAACAAGCGGCGTAGGCACGCAGACACGACACCTTCTAACAGGAATGATTAAGAAGGGTTACTGGACATTCAGGCAGTTTGGTGCTGCAGTTAAGCATACAGACTACAGAACAGTCATAGTAAATGATGACCTCATTATCAAGCCTATTGACGGTTTTGGTAATAGAGACCTGATACGGCTTACGATTGCTACTGAGAAGCCAGATCTACTCTTAATCTTTACTGATCCACGATTCTTCACGTGGCTATTTGAGATGGAAGATGAGATACACCAGATGTGCCCCATTGCATGGTGGCATGTTTGGGACAATGCGCCTTTTCCAAAATTCAATGATGTCTTTTACAAGTCTACTGACTTGATCAATTGCCATTCTCACATGACATACGAATTGATCAAGGACAAGTTTCCTGACAAGGTAAATTTCATCCCTCACGCAATCCCTGATGATGTCTTCTTTCCTCTTGATGATCATGTTAGGAAGTCGTATCGTAGGAGCATGCTGGGTCCTGACAAAGATGATCATTTCGTTGGTATGTGGATCAATAGAAATGCTCGCCGCAAGCGACCTGGCGATGTATTAGTATCTTGGAAATATTTCCTTGATGAGCTCTATAATCAAGAGGGTCACAAGAAAGCAACGATGGTTATGCATACTGATCCATTTGATCAGGAAGGGCCTAATCTTGTTGCTGTTGCCGAGATGCTTGGTATCTCCGATAATGTCGTCTTCTCAAAAGAGCGAATTGAATTTGACAAGCTAAATCTCCTATACAACATATCAGACTTTTGCATAAACATCAGCTTTGCAGAAGGATTTGGTCTAGGAACACTTGAGGCAATGAGCGCAGGTGTGCCTATTATCGCTTGTAAGACAGGCGGTCTTACGAGACAAGTTGTAGATCATCGTGATGGTTCGCAAAATGGAATTGCACTAGATATTGACTGTAAGACGCTAGTTGGAAGTCAAATGGTGCCTTATATTTGGGAAGATTATGTCTCTTGTGAAAGCATCTCAAAGGGCATAATGGAATTGTATAAGCTGCCTGATGATAAGAAGCGAGAGCTTCGAAAGAAAGTTAGAGACTATGCAACAAGTGAATTCGCCTACCAAGACACAATTGATGCATGGCATGACACAGCATTGAATTTAGTCAAGACATGGCGTGAAAAGAGAACTGATTGGGTCGTGAGGACTTTTTAATGAAGAATGTTGTTATTCGTGCACCACTGCTTAGTATTTCAGGATACGGTGAGCATTCTAGGCAGATATATCGCTTCTTGGAAGGTCGTGATGATATCACGCTCAAGACACAGATCGTCCAATGGGGCAACACAGCATGGTGCATAAATCCTACAGGATTTAATGGATCTGTTGATAAGATAATGTCGCAATCGACGAATGACACAAGCGGATTTGATGTCTCTTTTCAAGTTCAGCTTCCAGATGAATGGGTAACTGATCTGGCATCTTTCAACATAGGCGTGACTGCAGGTGTTGAAACTGATATTTGCAATCCTACATGGATTGATGCAATCAACAAGATGAATCTAGTAATTGTTCCGAGCAAGCATGTAAAAAATACATTCATGCGATCTGGGAAAGTTACAACACCTATCGAAGTCATAGGTGAATGGTATCAAGAAGAGCTTGACATAGCACCGCTTGAATCGATCACTTCAATTAAGTTTGACACGACATTCAACTTCTTAATTGTCTCGCAACTTACATCACTAGAAGAATCAGGTGATAGAAAAAATATATTCAACACGATACGATGGTTCTGCGAGACATTTGAGAATGATCCAAGTGTAGGTCTAATTCTTAAGACAAATCTAGGGCGTGGCACAGAGATTGATAGAGAAAATGTGTTTAGCGTGATCACACAAGCACTAAACACATTTAGAAAAGGAAGTTTTCCAAAGATCCATGTCCTACATGGTAATCTTTCTGACCACGAGATCGCATCTGTATACAGGCATCCATCAGTCAAGTGTTTTATAAGCCTGACTCGTGGCGAAGGTTTCGGCATACCTATACTAGATGCATCTATTGCTGGGTTACCTGTCATTACAACAAACTGGTCAGGACAGCTCGATTTTATGAGCTTAGGAAAGTTTATTGGAATTGACTATGATCTAGTCAATGTGCCTGCAAACAAAATCGATCAACGGATATTTGTAGAAAACTCACGTTGGGCAAATCCCAAGGAGCAAGACTTCAAAAAGAAACTTAAGAAGTTTAGAGATAGCTTTGATGTCCCAAAAGGCTGGGCAAATGAGCTGTCATTGAAATGCAAGAAGTCATTCTCAAGAACTGCAATTGTGCAAAATTACACTAAAACCCTAGAAAACGTCATTAAATAAAAATGATCATACTACTACTTGTTTTAACACTAATCGCCTTGTCAATTGCAACAGCTTATTTTGCATATAAGTCATATAAGTTTGGTCTAGTTATTCTTCGCACACAAGATGCAATTGAAGATGCGCTTGACGTATTTGATGAAAGATATGCAAAAATGACTGACATTATGCAGAAGCCTGTCTTTTTTGACTCCATCGAAATAAGACAGGTTATTGAGGACATCTCTGTTTCTAGAGATGCTATCCTCTTCGTTGCTAGTAGACTATCTAGTTCGCAAGAGACGAGTACAGATGAAGAAAACAATCAAAAAGAAAAGAGTCGCCCGAGCGAATGATCTCAAGCATTACTTTCATTCTGGAACGCACGATGCAATCGTAAGCTTTCAAGCAGAAATCGATCCTAAGATCAAATCACAGATCTATGTTGATGAAATTTGCCCTGCGTTCAATAAGCTTGTAGAAAATCTGATATTCATTCACGGCACGACAACCGTGATTATGTCAGATGAATTCAAGAATGATTGTGTTACATTCCTATATGAAACACTTAAGAAATTTGATGCATCACGAGGATCAAAGGCATTCTCATATTTCAATGTTGTTGCAAAAAATTGGATTATCGTTAAAAGTCGTCAAAAGCAAAAACATGCAAATAGGCATGTCAGCATAGAAGACGCAGGGGTTATCTCAGAAATTGAGATAGTCCCTTTTGACATTCATAAGCATGATCCGCTTCTTACCACTGAGGCGATTCAAGCAAATACACTTGAAAATATCAGTACAATCTTAAATAGAGTCAAAAATCGTCTCTCTTATGAGAACGACAAGATTTGCATGGATTGTATTATGAAGCTATTTGACAAAGTTGACACGCTAGAAAGTCTTAATAAACGTGCAATTTTTGTCTATGTTAGGGACATGACTAATCTGTCACCTAAACAGCTTTCTTCTTCAATGTCGTCAATTAGAAAGCATTACAGAGAAATAAGCAAGACGCTGATCTTTTAGGGGGTGTCATGTCTAAGGAAACAGTAGAAACGTATGCAAATGCACTTGAGAAATTCAACGAAAAAGAAAAGAAGATCGAGAATTTCAATGAAATGTTGCTGAGCATCAAAGATCTCGATGATAAACGCAGGATTCTCTGGCAAGAGATCTATAATAATGCAACAACAGATCGTGAAAATGCATCAATCTTATTCACAGACACACTAATGCAAGTGAAAGGAAATGCTGCGAATCACAATATCTTAGGGCCTGTCATTGTCAAATACATCGAAAGAATGTCTAAAGCAAACGACCAGATTCTAAAACTTGCAGAGCTTATTTCTAAAGAAGACTCGCGTCAATCTGATCCTGCATCGATCTATGATAAAATCGGTAGCTTTGAAGATAGAGAGTAGATCATGGAATTGATGTCAAAAATCTACACAGCAGTTGTTGTCGAATATTTCAAACGACCTGTTGAAACATACGATGAAGCAGACGCAATCTCAAAAAAATATATCGATCTCGATATGTCATTCACAACGCCTGAGCGATTGATGAATATGCCACGTGGGTCATTTATTGGAAGAATTTTAGACACTCATACGGGCGTCGATTTGCGTGTCTTCTATCCTTTCTTTTCCCACATGAAAGCACCGATTAAGCCAGGTGAGCAGGTCTTCGTCTTGTTTAGCGGAAAGATTGGTTACTGGATGTCACGCAAGGTGTCAAATTTGATCGCGGAAGATCTTAATTACACTCATAATGATCGATCCGCATTCAGCGTCAACTTAACATCTAGTAAAAACCAGCCTGCTAAATTATTTCCCGACTTTGGCGATGCTGGAATCTCATATACAACAGTCTACGATAACTCTGATTCTATTAAAAATGAATTCCAGGGTGAAGTTGTTCCGAGATATTCTGCGATAAGCACGGATTTCTCTTTACAGGGATCAAATAATTCACTTATTACACTTGGTAGTGCTTCTTCTCTAGGACAAAATTCACCAAAGACAGGTATGGTGGACATTGTTGTAGGGCGCGGACAAACTTCAAGCACTTCACCTGGTGCTGAGTTCTTAAATGCACGTCAATACAATGAGAATGACAAGACAATTTACGGCAATGTAGATGAAGGCAATCTAGATCTTAAGAATGACCTCTCGAGGATTCATGCATCCATGGACATGAATCCTGATTCTAGCTTTGGAATAAAGATTGGCACAGATCTTGGCTCAGGTGCATCGATTGTTGAAAGATCAGATAAAATTAGACTCCATGCAAGAGAAGACATCAAGATTTCATCAGAATCAGATCTTAGTTCAGTTGGAATTGTACTCAACAATACAAATGTCACAGTGACATCAGGTGATGGAAGTCAAGCAACAAGTGTCATCATTGATGCAGCAGGTCTTCAAAGTCAATTAGCAAGCGCTTTGACTGCGATTCTTGCAAATCTTGAAATATTAACAGCTCCTTTGATTGCAGCCGGTACCGATCTTCCTACTCTTGATCCAGTGACGTCACTTGTGACAAATTTGTCTGCAAAATCATTTAGCTCAAAGATAATGAAGAGCGATTGATTGGAATTGATGCGTTGGGGCACTTGATAATAGCATAATTAGACCTATATGGCAACATCATCTACGACAACTACACTTACAGCACGGTCATTCAAAGGCGGTGGTAGCGTAATAAGTCAGAGAATTGAGACTGTTCCTGCAGTTGATTCTCCGCCGATAGGCATTAAAACACCGTTAAGAAAAGCAACAAAAAGAGGTCAATTATTCGACCAGCATCTTGATATTGAATCAGACATAATAGATAACTTTAAGAATATGATTCTCACAAATTACGGTGAGAGACTTATGTATCCTGAGTTTGGTGCAAATCTGAATACACTTCTAACAGAACGTGTATCACAAGATGATTGGGATGAGAAAGCTTCACGTGCAATTATCAATACAACTCAAAAGTATATGCCGCAAGTGAGTGTGAATAACGTTGTCTGTACACCACAGGCTCCAAAGAATGACGGATTTTCAAGAGTTGTTGTAACCGTCACATACTCAATACAACGATTGGGAATACAAGCAAGAAAGCTTGATATCACTCTTACAGCAATGAGCTAACGAATGTCTACATTCAACATCAAGAAAAATCTTGTTCAGAAGAAAGAGAGATCATATCTCAATCGTGATTTCAACTCTTTTAAGTCTGAACTGCTGCGATATGTCAAGACATACTTCCCGGACCAGATCCAGGACTTTAGTGATGCATCTCTTGGCGGTATGTTCAATGATATGACGTCATATGTGGGTGACGTAATGTCATTCTATCTTGACCACCAATTCAATGAATTAAATCTTGAAACTGCTGTTGAACCAACGAATATCGAACGACAGATTAGACTTGCAGGTGTGAAGATACAGGGTGCATCACCTGCATCTTGTATGGTAAGCTTCTATATCAAGGTAGAATCTGAGCTTGTCAATGGCGTCTATCGACCTAAAATGTCTTATCTGCCTATCATTAAATCAAAAACAAAATTACAAGCAAGCAATGGAACTGTTTTTGAACTATTAGATGACATTAATTTTGCAAGTATGACCAACGGTGCATTGACTGCTGATGTAAGCGTCTTAACATCTGATAATACAGGAAATCCACTTACATACTCATTGCGTAGAAGTGCGCTGTGTTCATCAGGTGAGACAATTGAAGAAAAATTCGTTATACCAAATACATTTGTCCCGTTTAGAAATATCACTCTTTCAAGAAATAACGTCTCAGAGATTCTAAGCGTTGTAGATTCTGATCTAAATGAATACTATGAAGTTGAGTCACTTACGAATGACGTTGTTTTTAAGCGAGTAGCCAATACAATGTCAGATAATGACACTGTACCTGACAATCTTTATATCGTGCCTGCACCCTATCGTTTCTATACAAAGACGACACTCAATACTGCAGTTACTTCTCTTGTATTCGGCTCAGGAAGAGTAGACACACTTGATGATGACATCATCCCAGATCCTAGTGAAGTTGCTTTACCACTTTATGGTGATAGAAAGACATTCTCAAGAGTTGCAATCGACCCAAATTCGCTGCTTCAGACAAAAAGTCTAGGCGTAACACCTGTCAATACAACATTGTCTATCTACTATCGATCGGGTGGAAGTCTTTCTCATAATGTTGCTGCAAATACTATTAGAACAGTCATTTCATTAAATACCAAATTCGGTCAATCGGTGCCATCGACAAAAGTTGCGCAGATAAGATCATCAATTGAAGTGAAGAATGAATCATCAGCTACAGGCGGTGAAAACATACCTTCTCTTGATGAGTTTAGGTCAATTGCATTAAACTTCAAAAATTCACAATCACGTATTGTGACAAGACAGGATTTAATCGCACGTGTCTATTCAATGCCTCCAAATTTTGGAAGAGTATTTAGAGTTGGGACACGATCAAATCCCACGAATCCTCTCGCATCAATCTTGTATGTTGTAAGCAGAGATCAAGATGCTCATTTGACAATATCGCCTGATAGTCTTAAGAAGAATATTGCAAAATATCTTAACGAGTTTAGACTGACAGCAGATGCATATGACATAGTTGATGCGCCCATTATCAATTACGGATTTTTGTACACAGTTGCATTGTCAGATGGTGTTGATGCTTCAACAACACTTCAAAAGATCAACAACAATATTTCATCTTATCTAAGTGTAATCAATTTCCAGATTGACCAGCCTATTGTGATTAGCGATATCTTGAATCTGATTATAAATCAGTACGGTGTAATCTCATTAGAGAAATACAAATTCATCACACGGACAGGTACAGTTGAAGACAGAGTTTATTCAGATGTCTCATACAATCTAACATCAAATACTTCTCGTGGACTTATCACGCCACCTCGAGGTGGAATATTTGAGATGAAATACGCAGACTATGACATAATCGGGAATTCGGTGTAACCATGTACAAAATCATTCAAGCAGAACGAGATTCATACATTACCAATAAAATTATTGGTCAGATTAGAGTAACCGATGCCAACGTAGGTCAAGCAGGATCTATCGATATATTCAAATTGTATGATGAGAATGTGATTACAGGTGAGACAAATCCGATAGAGCTGTCTAGAGGCTTGATCTATTTTAATCTTTCTGAGATTAGGTCGTTAACTGGTTCTTCGCTAGATATAACAAGTAATAGCTTTAAATGCTATCTGAAATTGTCAGACATCTATGGCGGACAGACGACACCATCTAATTTCACGCTTGCTGTATTCCCGCTATCGAAATCATTTGATGAAGGTAGAGGAAAAGATGTCGTCAGGTTTGAAGACGTTGATTCATGTAATTTCATAACTGCCTCGGTGATCTCGACGCCTGTTATCTGGAGCCTTACGGGTGCTAACAAAGCAGGCTTTCTAGGAAGCAACGACATTGATATTATTTCATCAGGTAATCTACGAGACAATTTAGGCATTGTTAATCTCTTCGTCACGCAGGCCTTTGCATTAGGAACTGAAGATCTTGAAGTTGATATTACAAAGATCATATCAGGAACCATCGCAGGACTTTTACCTGACTGTGGTTTCAGAATCTCGTTTTTAGAATCTCAAGAGACAGACACTAAAACGCGTTTTGTCAAAAGATTTGCATCAAGAAATACAACAAATACTTCAAAGCGTCCAAAATTAATTGTCATCTATGATGACACAATACATGACGACCATGAAAGTATGACATACAACACAAGCGGTTCAATATTTCTAAACAATTTTGATAGAGGTATTCCTTCAAATATTCTCTCAGGTGCTGCAGCAAATTCCATTCAAGGCAGCAGTTGTATGTACCTGAACATCTTTACAGGATCGTTCAATAAACTTTATGACGTCTCACAGTTTAAATTTGGTGATAATTTCCAGACAGGTCTCTATACCTCATCATTCGCAGTTAGTTCATTTGAATCTGCGTTGTCTGGCGCAATAGGAACATCAGGATCAATAGTCTTTAATGAAGTCTGGAAATCACGCGATCTTTCTGTTGCATTCTATTCTGGCTCAATCACAATAAAGTCACCTACAAGAACAGCATTCATACAAACGCCTCAAAGATTCTTTGTTAATATCACGAATATGAGATCATCATACAAGGACACAGAGAAATACAGATTTCGTCTCTTCGTAGAAGATTTTAATCGTCCTGTTGTTTATTCAAAATTACCGCTTGAGAATACAGGCGTTGTAGTTGATAAATGTTATTATAGAGTAAGAGACTTTGAAAGTGGTGATATCATTATACCGTTTGATGATGCTGGAACACTTACATCAAATGATGCAACAACTCATTATTTTGATTTCTTCATGTCATCGTTGCCTCGCGGAAGAACATACACGTTTGATTTTAAGATAATCAATAAAGGCCTCGAGCTTATCATAAATGATGTCGCAGCCAAATTTAGAGTAGAGTAAATACAATGAGATCAAAAACAGGAAATCGTCCAAGTTTTAGATCAAGCAATGCTATTTCTAATGCAGGAAATCAAAGAAATGTATTCAAAAATATCATTAATGCAGACTTACGTCAAGCTTCATCTATTAATACATCGTCATTTAAGTATGATCCTGATGGTGTTGGCCTAAGATCAACACAAGAAATTCCTGTCGATTACACGCGATTTGAAAATCACACCTTTTTCAACTCAGCACGCGGCAAGGTTGATACTGCATTTGATCTGATGATCAATCAGTATCCCTATGATAAGACACGTGCTGACATTGAACTATTTCTTGATCAATTGTCTGGTTATGAGAAGTACGTTTATGACAATTTTCCAAAGAACACAGGATACCTAAATTTTGCTGGTACTACAATTCCTGGTGCGTCTAATGGGACTTACATTGAGATACGAGATGGAAAGTCACTAAACTTTCCAGCTCTAAATAATGTTGATTATGGGACTGAAATCTTGGATCCTGGCACATCGCCCTTCTCAATTGAGATGCAAGTTATGGTGCCGAATCAAGCTAATGACAATCAGATCATCGCACAAAGAATTTCAACAACTGCAGGTATGACACTTGCATTGTCGTCATCATCGAGCACAACTGAATGTAAGATATTGTTTCTTGTCTCATCCGCATCTGATGCTTATGTCATAGCATCAGGCTCTATCAGCAAAGGACAATGGGTTCATCTTTGTGCGCAGCTTGAACCTTCTAATGGCGGCAAACGATCAGTAATCTACGTTAATAGCAAGCCATCTTATGAATCGAGTGATGATCAAGATTTTGGAAGCATCACTTTTAGCGGCACGTCAATGTTCATTGGGTCAGGATCAGCACATAATATTCTTGACTACAATTTTATGCCTGCTTACACATTCTCTGGATCTATTGATGAAATTAGATACTTTAAAGCTTATCGCTCGTCCAAGACTCTTCGTGCGTATGCACAGCGTGAAGTTTATGCAGAAAGCGGTAGTTTGACTGCATATTTTAAGCTGAATGAGCCATCTGGCTCTTATGCAGGTAACAATGTTGCATTAGATTCATCGGGTAATAAGCTGCATTCGTATATTAAGAATTACACAGCTGACTTACGAAACACATCGTCACTCAATAATCCAATAATCTATGAGAATGCTTCTTATTCGCCCGTCTTATTTGCAAATTATTCTGATGTAAAAAGCCTCAATTCGCTATTATTGGACGATGCTGCTGCATATGATGATGAAAATCCAAACTTCATATTGAAATTAATACCGATGCACTATCTTACTCTTGGTGCCCAAGCATCAGGATTTCAAAAGATAGACCAAAATTTAGGATTAGCATACACAGCTGCATCTATTCCAGGTACAGGAAATCTACAAAAACCCCAGTTAATTCTGTCATTTTTGTTGACTTATGCAAAGTTCTTTGATGAGCTGAAACTCTTTTTAGACTATTTCTCACATGTCAATTATGTAGAATTAGATGATCCTGAATCAGCTATTGATAAGTTCTTACCATTTGTTGCACAATATTACGGTCTTGAACTTCCAAATTTCTTCTCAAATACGACACCAGACCAGTTCTTCTATGGGCAAACACTTCAGAATGATTATGCATTTGCCCAGCAGACATTGAAAGATGTTAGGCATCAGATATGGCGTCGCATTCTTGGGAATTTTAAGGAACTTACCTTATCGAAGGGAACAAGATCTTCAATACGTTCAGCAATCTTGTCAACAGGAATCATACCTGACAATTTCTTCAATATTAGAGAATATGGTGGCCCACCATTGCAAGATCTTGCGGGTCTAAGGCAACAAACGCAAGAAACGTCAGCAATGTTAGATATGTCAGGATCACTCACACCCACTTCGTACACAAAAAACGGAAGCTTCTTTACACAGATACCACATTTCTATACACCGTATTTATCAGGTTCTAGAGTTGAGCCAGGTATACCAAATGCTGTTGGCACGTTTGTTAATATAGATGGCACGAACATCTCAAATCAGCCAAATGATGGATTGATGACATCTGGATCGTTTTCGATTGAAAGTTTTGTCAAATTCAAATCTTCAACAAATCATGCTAATACACAAAGCCTTTTAAGACTTCAGACAACAGGATCAAGTGAACTTTCAAATACAGGTTCTTGTCTTCTTAATCTTATATACACACATGATTCATCAGCAGAATCGGGATCACTAACACTTAAGATCAGGTCAAGTAAGCAAACACTTGCCCCTACTCTGAATCTTGTATTGACAGGTGTTAACTTTTTCAATGGTGAAAAATGGCATGTTGCATGCGGTCGAGATCGAGGTGATCTAATAAATTCTATTTCATCATCTTATTATTTGAGATGTGGCTATCAAGAAGACAAGGTGACTTACACTTACTTTACGACATCTTCATATTTCTGTGAAGTCACAGGAAGTGATTATTCGCAGGACATGTTCCAGAATGTAAATTCATCATATAACGCATCTGGATCGTATCTGATCGTTGGTTCGCAGAGTCTAGACACGACAAGCACATACTTCTTGAATAATTCAAGTGATAATGCGTTAACACATTTTGATGGTCTTGTGTCGCAAATAAGATTCTGGTCCAAGAGTCTAAATATGCAAGAAACACTCGAGCATCTTAGGAATTACAGATCACTTGGCGTAGAAAACCCAAAGATCAACTTTAACTTTGACACAGAATCATCAGGTTCATTTGAGCGGCTTAGGGTCGACGTGAGTATCGATCAGGCTACAACAGCATCGAATGCATCGGGAAGCATTAGATTGTTTGATTTCTCACAGAATAATTTGCATATGTCAGGAAGCGGTTTCCAGCAATCGACAAGGCTCATTAAACCCGAGTATTTTGCTATAAACAGAATTTCACCTAATATTGATCTCTTACAGACTGATGACAAAGTTAGAGTTAGAAGTCTGCTCGATCCACTCGCAACAGACTCATATACATCACCTGCACCTGTTTATGAGCTTGGCCCTGATACATCAGTCAATGACGATAACAGGCTGTCGATCGAATACTCAGCAATTAAAGCATTGAATGAAGACATAATAGGATTATTTGGTGACACAAGACCTATTGATTCTGCTTTAGGACATACATCGTATATGTTTGATAGCATCTATCCAGATCTTGAAAAGATTTCAAAAGTCTATTTTGACAGGCTCGTAGATCCAATCGATCTCAGGCGATATCTTGATCTCTTTAAATGGTTTGATTCATCACTGACAATTCTTCTTAATCAACTTGTTCCACGAAAAGTAAATTTCTTAGGTGTGAACTACGTGGTTGAGTCTCATATCCTTGAACGTCATAGACACAGATATTTGTTCGACAAGCAATATCTTGGTGCTGAACGTGCAAAGACTGATCTTGACATATATTTGACAGCAGTCGAAGCTGTGATAAAGAGATACTAATGAATTACTTTATAGATACAGGAATTAAAAAACTTGAACGCCAAATAACGACTGGATCAATACAGCCAGATGACACAATTTTAATCGATGCCTACAGACAAGGTATAGAGGTGAATCTTGTGAAGTATTTCATGAGATCAACACTTCCATATATGTCATCAAAAGGTCTTGGAAGATCTACAATTAATGATAGGCTTATTCCAGAACTTGACATGCGAGACCTGGGTCAGCAGGTAGAAGTCAATAATATTGTGGCATTCGAAGACGCATCTGAGCGTGTATCTGCTAGTGATATCCTCATAAATAATATGATCTATCAGGCAGAAGTTGATCCTCTTTATTCGGTCGAAGTAAATGACGGAAGGATCGTTGTATTTTCTGATTCTGGCAAAATAGAACTTGCGAATCAGACACAACAATTTAATGCAAGAGGCGTACGAGGAAGCATTGATCCAGTAAGCATATCTGACACATACACATATAATGCTGATGTAACTATCATTTTTGAAGATGGTGTAGGCAAATTACTAAATGTCGTTATACCGGGTTTTATAAAATCTAATGAAATGTTGAATCCATTTATTGAGAAAGACAACTTGACAAATCTCGGAACGTCAATCGAATACACATATATCGGTCCTAATGAAAAGACATTTTCTCGAGGCTTTTCATACTATGGATCAGCTTCTGGTACAGATTCAGTATCATTTGGTGGATTATTACGATGAAGACAAGAATTCTAAATATCTCACCTCGTGCACAGCTTCGTGCTGACGATGATGCGCTAGGTTCTTATCCGACATTATTACGGTCTAGTGATGAAAGAACGTTAGGTAATGATCCAATCTCTTTTGATGATAGTAAAACCCAGATATATGAGTCTAGGCAGGTCTTGATGCCTTACAATATTTCAAGATCACAGGCACAATCATCAGGATTTCTGACGGGAACAATTGAAGTTACAAAAGTTCCTCATCCATCCACGCAATTCTTGACAAATTTTGTAGATAATTCATATTCACCATTTAATGAATCTAGAAATCCTGCAGCATTCTTTAATCAGACAGATATATCAGGAACAAGCCCGTCAGCATATCCAGGATTTTCATCACCAATAACAAGCAAAGTGATGATTGAGATAGACATCACACCTGCAGCAGTTAAAGATTCTTATAAGATGGATCCATCTTATGCAACAAATGCCCAGTATCAAAGAGGTACTGGATTTATGTACTTCAATTTTGATAAAAAGCAATGGGAAGATATCGGTCTAGTAGAACCAGGAACAGGCAACTCAACAAATTATAAAATTAGCATTGACATCAATAGTGATCTCAAGGCTATACCGACCAGCTTAGAAAAACAAGTTGGTCAATTTACTCCATCTCCTGGTGTCGCAGCATCATCAAAGCTAAATACAGGCGTAGAGTTATTACAGCTTGGGTATGGAAAGATTGGAACGCCTACAGCATTTTTTGATGCACCAAGAGCACCAAGATACCATGCAACGTCAAGTCAGACAATTAAGATGTCAGATTATATCCAGCATCCATTTGTGCTTGAGAAAGTTTATGTTGAGATGCCCGTCATAGGACGTAGAACACAAGATGCAGGAGCTATACCAGTCAAACAAGGCGCATACAAAGATATCACAAATCACGTATTTTTCATCTACAAACAAAACAGATCAAATTCTACTGTCGATAGTGTGTCTGATATTTCTTCAAGTATTAGATCACTTGTTGCAAATGAATCGTTTTGTTTCTATAACAACTATTCAATTTTTTCTGTGGGTCGCCCGATACACGATCCGCCCGTTATGATCGATCATAATCAGCCTTTAGGCATTGCGTCGACGTCATTAAAAGCAACAACATTAAATCTGTTATTTACACCCAAGATCTATGACCAGATGTTTACTGCAGTAACACAGTATCCATTTGAAATCAATCCTTCACCACCTCCACCCGCAGGTCTTGGACGTCCATTTGGGGTATCGCATTTTTGGCAAGGTGGGACAATAACACCAGCTCAATCAGGATCTCTGCTTGCATTCAGCAATACGCTAGAACATGACATAGTCAATTATAATACTCTAGCATACCCGGGCATAAGTCAGACATTAAATGATCCTGCATTGCACCCAGAAAATTTTGTAGGAATTAGACACTACACATTTGATCCTAGACCTATGCATTCAAGCACATGGAGAAGCAAGTCAGGCCCTGGATCAAAGCTAACAAATGAATTCTTTACAGGATCAAGTCCAGGTGGAATTGTATTTAGATATGATGTTGGTGCTACAACAGACCGGACAGACCCGAGATCGAATACACAATCCGGAGCCGACTCATTTTCTAGATCAACACCGTACTTGCTTCTACCAAGTGATGAATTAATATTTGGACTTGACTCTGGATTCCACACGATAATCTCAGCGTCACTCGGCGTGAGTACACTGAATTTTCCAGTTGCACACAACGTCCCTGGAACAGATAGATCAGCGTCTAGTATGACAGGTTCGATGTTAACAATACCTGCACAACCTGCAAAGGTTCGCCTATTCGGTTCGCTGATATTGAATAATGCTGAGAAGCTTCCTGTGCTGAATCAGCAGCTAACATCGAATGCAATACATGAAGCAATTCAGGATGAGTTAGTTGATCAATTCGATATTAGCGAACGTTTACT